CGAGCAGTCGCACCTCCCAACCTATGTTGGCTTTTGATCCGTCCCCCCTGGATACTGGTGTGACTGCTCCCTTGCAACGAGGTGTCCTCTGTACCCGCAATTATGCGCAAAGATCATGGATGGAAGCGAGACCCCACCGTTCAACGGGAACGTGGAGGTGGGCCTCCTCCCGAAGGGCACCCTCGTCGTTGCCAAGCAGCGTGTCGAACTGATCCATCCAGGCAATGTGCGCAGTGGTCGAGGAGAGGAAGGAACTACTGCAAGTTCCACGGTGGCAATCAACCTCGTCATCGAAGGTTCGATGGAATGAGTTGGTATTCCAAACGAGCGGGTCCGATCCTTCGTGAACGCTTGCAGGAGTTGCAGAATTCTTCCCCCGATGAACGGCACTCCCTCGCTGATGAGATCGACCTCGCTCGTTTGATCGCTGAACGCAATGTGCGTATCTACGACAAGACTGTTCTTGAAGGCAATGGTTCTGACGATCTCAAAGCAGCAGCAACAGAAGGTCTGCGTCATGCGTTGAACCATGTCACAGAGATCGTCTCAAAAGCAGCAAGAGTTCATGCTGTTTCTTCTTCGGTTGTTGAGCTTGAACACATCGACTACATCATTCAGCAAGTCACGCGAGTGATTGAAGAAGAAGTAGCAGATGTTGACAAAGTTCTTGCTGACCGTGTGATCGAGAAGTTCAAGAGCATCAAGCTACCTGAAGGGCAAGGTGCAGATGCAGAAGAGTCTGCGCGTCTTTTGCGCGAGGCTATGCGTGACATGGATCAAAGTGTAGGAGGGGAAGATGAAGCGAGTAGTTGATACCGCATGGTTGCTGACGTTCGTCCTGGTGTGCCTTTGGCTCATCGTCTACGCATTGAGGAATTATGCTAACTGAGCGGTGGACATCTCTGCTTCCGCATGAGGAGCAACGACGATTGTGGGATAGCACGGCAAGGTTTCGTGTCGTTCCCGCTGGTCGTCGATCAGGGAAGACTGAGCTTGCAAAGCGAATGCTTGTTCGTGCTGCGCTTGCCGTGACATGGGCCGATGCTTGGTTCGTTGCTGCTGCGCCTACGCGAGACCAAGCGAAGCGCATCTATTGGCTCGATCTGAAGAAGTTAGTTCCTCGCTCTCTTCGTACTGTTGTCAGCGAGAGCGAGTTGTCTATTCGTCTCGTGAATGGTGCAACGATCTCTGTCGTTGGCATGGACAAGCCGGATCGCATCGAAGGTCGCGCACTCGATGGCATTGTGCTTGACGAGTACGGCAACATGAAGCCTTCGGTGTGGGGAGAGAACGTGCGACCTGCACTGTCCACACCTGGACGACTTGGTTGGGCTTGGCTCATCGGTGTACCCGAAGGACGCAATCACTACTACGAAGTGGCGACGATTGCGCCACACGCAGACGAATGGGATCTATTCACTTGGCCGAGTAGTGACATTCTCCCTGCAACAGAGATCGAAGCAGCGAAGTCTGAGCTTGATGAACTCACCTTTCGGCAAGAGTACGAAGCATCCTTCCTCGACTTCGCTGGACGAGCGTACTACGCATTCGAACGCGAGGTTCATGCGCGTGATACATTGACCTACGATCCTTCGCAACCTCTGGTCTTCTGCTTCGACTTCAATGTTGAACCAGGCATTGCCGCAGTCATGCAAGAGCAGAACGGATTCTCTTGCGTGATCGGTGAGGTGTGGATCCCTCGCAACAGCAACACTCCTGCCGTGTGTCGCAAGCTCGCAAAGGATTGGGCACATCACCAGGGCAAGGTGCTTGTGTACGGGGATGCAACGGGAGGTGCGCGAGGAAGCGCAAAGGTACAAGGCAGCGATTGGGATTTGATTCGTGCAGAGTTGCGACCCATCTTCGGTGATCGCATCCGGTTTCGTGTCCCTCGCGCCAACCCCAAAGAACGAGCGAGAGTGAACGCTATGAACTCTCGTTTCCGAACAGCCGATGGCACCATTCACATGAAGGTCGATCCGACCAAAGCACCTCATGTAGTGGAAGACTTCGAAGGTGTGACATTACTTGAGGGAGGCAGCGGTGAGATCGACAAACACGCATCACCAAAACTCACCCACTTGAGCGATGCCATCGGCTACTACATTTTCCGCTCGTTCCCCACACGCACTGGCATGGCAGCAGCAAAGGCAATACCAATCGGATGACCGAGATCACAAAGCAATCGAAGGTGTCCCTTGCTCTTGCGGGTGCGGTATGCACAAGCATCCTCTTGGGTTCGTTCTGGATACAAGGAGAGATGGGCAATGTCTACGGAATGTGTAGAGACATTCAATACGAACAGACGCGAGTTGTTGAACGACTCGACGCGATGAGCGAGTCACGCTGGACACTTCAGATGATGGAGAACTGGGCTCTGCGTTTGAAGCTGGGCAACGACAGTGTCGTTGTACCTAACACCACTGGCCCAGGTGAGGTTCGCTAGAAGGAGACCTAATGAAACCTGGATACAAGACGACCGAGATGTGGAGTACAGGAACAGTTGCCATCATCATCAACGAAGTGATGCAGAAGAGTGACGACTGGCGAGTGCTTTGTGTAGGTTGCGCTGCTTTGGCAGTGGTTGCGTGGGCCTACATGAACTCACGCACAACGCAGAAGGCAATGGTGACACCCGATGCGTAAGCTACTGCCTATTCTGTTGCTGCTGTCATCTTGCGCAGTGCTTGACAAGATGATTATTGATCCTGAGACAGGTGACAGTACGCGAGTCGGTGACGCAATCGCTGACTCCGTTGATTCAGTTGTGAGTCCCGTTGCCGACTTCGTTGGTTCGACGGTTCCCAATCCCGTTGTTGGCGCAGGACTCGGTGCGGCGTTGCTTGCCGCTGGTGCTGCCGCAACCGCTCGTCTTCGCAAGAAGAAGAAGTAGTCAATCCCATCTCTCGGAGTAACAAATGTCAAATGTCAACGAACCTTCGCTTGCATACAAAGCAATGTCCGAGAGGTGGGAACTTCTTCACGATCTCATTGGAGGCACTGCCCGTATGCGCGAGGCTGGAAAGACTTGGTTGCCGATGGAGCCAAGAGAAGAAGCACTTGCGTACGAGAACAGATTAGAACGCTCGTACCTGTACGGTGCATTGTCAGACACCATCGACAAGATTGTGTCGAAGCCTTTCTCTCGCCCAACGATTGTGAGGGGAGAACTTCCTGATGCAATGCAAGCAATCGTCGATGATCCTTCGATGCAAGGACTCGACTTCACGCAGTTCTCCAGGGAGGTGTTTGCCGATGCTGCGTTGCATGGTATGGCACACATACTCGTTGACTTTCCTCGCGTTGGCGAAGGTCTGTCACTCGCTGAAGAACGAGCAGAAGGGGTGCGCCCATACTTCGTTCGCATCTCCCCTCCCGATCTGATTGGTTGGCGAAGCGAAAGGCAGACGGGAGGACGCGAACGACTGACAGAGATTCGTGTTCGTGAATATCGCACAGAAGCAGATGGTGCGTGGGGCGACAAGGAGGTTGAGCGTGTGCGCGTCTTGCGTGATACTGAGTGGCAACTGTGGGAGAAGGTAGGCAATCGAGACGACTGGCAGATGATCGACGAGGGGACGCACACCTACGGAGACATTCCGCTTGTCACACTGTATCTCGATCCGACAGGGTTTATGACAGCGAACCCACCGTTCGAAGATCTTGCTTGGCTGAACCTTGCGCACTGGCAATCGTTGAGCGATCAACGAAACATCTTGCGCTTCGCACGAATGCCTTTGCTCTATCAGTTCGGGATCACAGACGAAGAACTTGAGGCCGAGATTACAATCGGCCCTTCGCAGTTGATTCGTTCTATCAACCCTGATGCGAAGATGGGATACGTTGAGCATGGAGGCAAGGCAATCGAATCGGGAGACAAGGATCTACGGAACCTTGAGGCACAGATGGAAGTCATGGGATTGCAGCCACTGATTCAAAAGACAGGAGGTGCAACGGCAACGGGTCGCGCACTCGATGAATCAAGAACGCACTCCAATGTGCAAGCCTGGATTCGTGCGTTGGAGAATGCACTGCTTGAAGCGATCTCTGTCGCTGGCAGATGGATGGGCATTGAGGTAGAAGCCTCTGTCGATGTGTTCAGCGACTTTGGCTTGACGATGAAAGCAGAGCAAGACATTCGTGCGCTGGTTGATATGCGCAAGTCAAACCTCATCACGCACAAGACCTTCCTTGAAGAGATCAAGCGAAGAGGTCTGCTGTCTGATGCCGTCGATGTAGAAGTTGAGATTGAAATGGTAGATGACGAATCAACGGAACGTGCAGCAGCGTTGGACACCTTTCTAGGAGGGGACGAAGATGGAGAGTAGACGCATCGTGAAGGTCGAAGACCTAGCCACCACTGTACGACTCAAGAAGGTGATGGCGAAGTCCGATGCCCTTCGTGCAAAGCAGAAGGCAGACGCAGACGCAGACGCACGAAAGTCAGAAGCGAAGGCAGCGGCACTCGCAACGAAGTTGGAACTTCAACGAATGCACTTGTCGATGTCTGCGCGTGAAGCGGCTTGTCGGCATCTCGCACATTTTGCAGGTCTATATATGTTCCTCTGCGTGATCGCGTTCTTATATGCAGTGCAAACTCTTGAAGGAGAACTTGTAGCGGTGACTGCTGGCTTGGTCACGCTTGTCACAACGACCATCGGTGGGTTGCTGCGCTCAATCGTCAGTGAGAATGGAACTGCGGAGAAGAAGAAAGGTGGGTGAGCGAGGTATCGAAAGACCTGTTTGGAAACCCGAAGGAACGAAGTACACCTTTCGTTGGCCGATGGGTATCAGTCGAGGTCAGCGAGACTACTTAGTACGTGCGGCGAGAGCGGCGACCACTACGCCTTTGGAAGCAGTCCGGTGGCTAGGCAAGAACGCATGGAGACATTTGTATAGGGTGCAGCGATGACAGATCCTCGCGTCATGGGGACGCTGCTCACCGCAAATGAGCAACTGGTTCAGGACACGATCCGACACATGGTTGTGCTGGAGCGGTTCAAGAAGGGTGAGGTTGCGAAGATCACACGCTTCTTGGATGAAGAGGTGTTCCCTGACATTATTGCGAAGGTCGAAGGTGGGCTAGGTGCAATCGCTTCGCGTGGGTTGAAGGCAGTCGAGTCGAAGCATCTCGCAAACACTTTGACTTCAATCAACACGATCATTGCGAAGGGTGTCAAGGAAGGGATGACGAAGTATGCCAAAGATGCCAAGATGCTTGCTGCGATTGAAGCGAACTGGCAAGTCTCTTCGTTGACCGAAGCGGTGCCCTTGGAAGTCAGCTTCAATATGCCGAGTCCTGCGACTCTCGCTGCAATCGTGAACAATGCACCCGTGAACGGAAAGCTGATCGAGGATTGGTTCGACTCTCTTGGTGCCTCGACCTTTGACAAGGTGAAGCAGCAAGTGTCCATCGGTCTTGCGCAAGGGGAAACGGTTCCGCAGATGGTTCGTCGGTTGCGTGGAACGGCAGCAGCGAGATTCAAAGATGGTGTCTTCGCTACAACAAAGCACCAGGCGCAAGCAATCGTGCGCACCTCTGCGAACAATGTGAGTACCCGCGCAAGGGAAGAGACCTACCTAGCGAACGAAGATGTAATCAAAGGTGTTCAACTCGTCGCAACGCTGGACTCCCGCACCACTGACATTTGCATGGGCTACGATGGGCAAGTCTTTCCTGTTGGCGAGGGTCCACGACCAGTGTTCCACATCAACTGCCGCACAACGACTGTTCCAGTCACGAAGAGTTGGAAGGAACTCGCTGACCTGGATGATGTGCCGTCGAAAGCGGAACGGGCATCGATGGATGGACAGGTGCCAGCGAAGATGACCTATGGAAAGTGGCTGAAGGGTCAACCGAAAGTAGTACAGATTGAAGCGTTGGGTCCAGGCAAGGCAGCGTTGTTCCGCGCAGGGAAGATCAGTGTCAAAGACTTGACGAACAAGTTCGGTGCGTCACTCACGCTGGCGCAGTTGCAACAGAAGGTTGCGAAGAAAGCAGCGAAGGTTGGCTTGCCTCCTCCTCCTGCTCCCGGCCCGGTATACAAGCAGATGGGCAAGCTGGAAGAGTCTAATCTCATGGATCAGATGGGGCGCGAATATTACGAAGCGCAACATGGTTCGCTCGGTCCTTTTGATCTCAAGCCGCCCACCATAGATATTCTCAAGGAGCATGGGTATACGGGCCCACGATTTACGAAAGCGGGTGAGTGGGAGTATTTCAGAGCGTATGTCAAGGATCCCCAGTTAGCAGGGAAACCACTCGATCATCCTCTTGCAAAGTTTCTGATGAAACAGAAGGAAGGTGCGAAGGCACTCAAACCTGTCTACTCCCAGATGAAGTTCTCCACCCTTTCGGCTATAGACTCCTCTGTTAGCTATATGCAAGCGGCAGGTGAACCTTTGACTTCGAAGATGCGCAAGGTGTTGGAGAACTATGGAGCAACTGACATCCCCACAGGGAAGTTCGGCAAAGACCATCCCATCTTTGGCTTCCTAGATGAGCAGGTGGCTAGGTTGCCTGACGAGTTCATTGAAGCTATGTCTGTCCATAGAGCAGAAGTCGCAGCAGATATATTAGCAGACATCGTTGTTGTCCAAAAGTTCGACCCTGAGAAGATCGAAGGCATCCTTGAAGAGTTCTTGACGGCAACGGGTCCAGCCAAAGCAAAGTTGAAGCAGGATGCTATCGACGCTGGACTTGTGTGGACGAAAGCACCGAAGAACCTGGATGACATCGACGAGATGATGGGCCAGTTCCAATCGTCCACGGATCTGTCTCCTGCAATCAAACCTTCGCTGACCGACGAGATTCGCCAGGAGTTGACGAACTATGTAGATGATTTATCCCAGGATGTAAAACCCGAGGTGTTACGAAGAAAACTGACCTCGCTTGAAAACGCTATGGAAGACGCAGGAGAATACGGTCTCACCGATGAAGGACTCAAGGACATCCACGAACAGTTGAGAGAGCTAGGATATAAGGGTGATCTACCCGAGTTCGGTGCGTTGGGTGTTGAAAATCATCCTGCACGGGTCTTCATAGAGGCTCGGAGGGAAGGCACGATTGACATAGGGGCCTCCGCACTCCGACTTCGGCAACTTGGCTACACCGATGTCCTTCCGCTTGACAACGATGAACTGCAAGCGATCCTTGGCGTAGAAACGAAGACACCGTTCGCTCCACCTACTGCGCTTGATGTGAAGTCTCTTCAGTACGGTGAGCTTGCTGACGATGTGAGCGATGCGTTTGAGGACTACACACCGAAAGCTACTCAGGCTATGGATCGGATCAGGGATGCAACCTCTCTCAAGGAAGTCGTCGAAGTGTACGACGAGTTCATTGGGATGCCAGGATCTGTGCTGTACCCTTCCACAGTTCACATCGACACGGTGAAAGACACTTTGACTTGGCACATTCGGCACTTGAACGATGCTCCAGGTTATAAGACGCAAAGACGCTTCGTTCCCCTGCGCAAGTTCGTCAAAGGGGAGTTGATTGAAATCACCGACGATGAAGTTCTCTTCGCAACGCACATCAACTTCAAGAAACGAGGTACAAAGTGGTATGGGTCTTCTGGTTCTAATGGAGAGGTGCGTATGAGCAACCACTATTGGAGCAAGAAGAACAGAGCGCACTCTCTCGCTACGCAAAAAGCAGCGCATGAAGCGGCGATTGCCGAAGGGAGGCTACCGTTCAAAACAACGACTGGCAGACACCACACTGCTGTGCATGAATTCGGACATCACTTCGGTGAGGGCAGAACTTATCGCTGGTCTCCTGATGGTGGTACGGTCGCTGCCGAACTCCATGAGTTCCAGGGACTCGTTGTGGAACCTCTTTCGCACAAGCCTTTGGTCAGCGCAGCGAGAGATTTTCAGCGTCATGTTCAACCGTTGCTCGAAAGCGATTGGAATCTCAGCGGGTACGCACGAACCAACACCAAAGAAGCGTGGGCTGAAACCTGGGCGCGAATGGTTCTCAAAGACCCTGCTGAATGGGACGACCTCACTAAACTCGCGTATGGCATGATCGAAAACCACTACGCTTTGGCAGGAGAGAAACTCCCTGCGATTCTTCGAAAGGCTTCCGCTGTTCCGAAAGGGTTTGTTGACGTTAGCAAGTGGAAACAGATCGGAGGACAGAAAGGTTCGAACCCTGGAGGTGTTTACCAAGCACCTGATGGAAAGAAATACTATGTCAAGTTCTACGACGATGTTGACCATGTAGACAACGAGGTGATTGCAAACAGGTTGTATCGTGAAGCGGGTTTGAAGACTCCTGAAGTTCATCATGGATATTCTGATGGCAGGTACGCAGTCGTCTCCGAATGGCAAGAAGGTTTGACAACGGCAGGAGAAGTAGCGACAGACGGTTTCGCAACAGACGCTTGGCTTGCGAACTGGGATGTTGTTGGACTGGAGTTTGACAATCTCCTGAAGTTGGAAGGCGCAGCGTATCGTGTCGATGCTGGTGGATCTCTTCTCTTTCGTGCGCAAGGTGCGCCAAAAGGTATAGCGTTCGGTGACGAAGTGACAGAACTCCTGACTCTGCGGGACTCGACAAAAGCACCACAAGCAGCAAGTCTCTACGGACAAATGACAGACGCACAAATTGTGACAAGCATCTCAAGAGTTGAAGCAGTCACCGATGAAGCGATTGACACACTCGTTGACAAATATTGGAGAGGTGGAAATGTTGCGCTGCGAGATGAGTTGAAGCTGAAGCTCAAGACTCGTCGGAATAACCTTCTCAAAGAGAGAGATGCGATGTTGGACAAGCTCGCCGCAGAGCATAAGCTCTCGCAAGCGGGAGAGGAGGCAGCGAAGCTAGGACTCCATGACCCGCGCTCCTATGATGTACGCTACGAAGATTGGATTGATAGCCTTGTACGAGGCGACACGCAACGAGCAACGAGGGAGTTGTCCAGCGTGGGTGACTTCACAGGTAGCAACTACCGAAGCATCCGGGCCTATCAGCGCAAAGGGCACAGGGCCTATGTTGACTATGAAGTGCAGAACTGGGA